CTAAACAAATGAACTTTGTTAAAGAGTTAAAGAAAGAAGTTGAGACTGGAGCAAATGGTACTCAATCATATATAATTAAAGAGGGTATTAATAAAGGTAAAAAAGCAACTAAATAATATGGACTATTGTAGGATGAAAGAACCTGAAGATATAAACTATAAGTTTACAGCTATATTAATAATAGCAATGTGTTTACTAGCTTTTTTTGGAGGACCTGGACAATGAAGATAAGTGATAAGACAAGTATTGGTTTACCTTTAAGAAATTTAATAGGTTTAATTTCTGCAATTGTAGTAGGTGCATGGTTTGCATTTGGTGTAATTGAAAGACTTAATCAATTAGAAACTAAGAACCAATTATTTGAAAAAGATTTATTAGAAGCAAGTACACAGAAACCAATAGACCAAGAACAGTTTATGTTGTTAGAACATATAGCAGAGGGTTTAGAAAAATTAACTTTAAGAGTTGATGGTATGATGAATAACAAAGTTAACATTGAAAGACTACAACAAGATGTAGAACGATTAAGAATTGATACTGAAAAATTAAAAGATAGTGTAAGAACAAATATTGGAAAACTTAATGGAGATAAATAATGGTAAAAAATAATGCATCAACAGAAACAGAAGTAACTAAAGGTGCAACAAGTGATAAGAACTCTGCGTCTGCAGGAGTAAGTGCAGGTGCTAGTGCAGAAGCTAGTTCTAAAAGAGGTTTGGGAAATGGTACAACAGGCGAAGCTAAAACTGAAACTCATGTTGTTGCTGAAGCAGGTGTAAGTGCCGAAGCTAAAAATGGTAATGCTAAATTTGAAGCAGGTACAAAAGTAGAAGCAGGGGCAACTGCTACTGCAGGTACATCAACTAATATTGGTAGTGGTGTATCAGCAGATACAGAAGTTCATGCAGGAACTAAAACATATTCAGACATTGGAGTATCTGGACAAGTAGGTACGAATGGTGTTAAAGGTGAAGCAGGTGCTATTGCAGGTGCTAAAGCAGAAGTTGGAACTTCAGCTACTATTGGGAATGATAGAAACAATGCATCGCTTGGTGCTGCAGTTTCTGTTGGTCCACAAATAGGAGCAAAAGTTGGAGGAGGTGCAACAGTTGACGATGGTAAATTAACTGTAGGTGCTGATGTTAAATTAGCATTGGGAGTTGGTGTATCTATTAGTCCAAGTATAACAGTTGATACGAGACCAGTAATGAATCCAATTAGAAATCATGTAGTTGCTCCTGTATCTAATGCAGCTAAATCAACTAGTAAAGCTTGTAAAAAAGCTGCTAAGAAAATGAAATTTTGGTAATGATTAAATTAGTATTTGCTTTATGTTTGTTTATTAATGGGGAACTTGTAGAACATAGAATACAAGATACTTTATCTACTTGTTTAAAAATGAAAAGAGAAGGTAGTAGAAATATGAATATGGATAATAAAAAATTTATGTGTGGAGAAGTAAAAGCAGAACTTGAAAAAAATATAGATGGAAGTTTAACAATAAAAAAAATAATAACAAATAAATGACAGCAGCAAAAATATATATACTAACAATAATGTTATGTGCAGTAGGACAACCTCAATGTGTTATGCCACAAGTAATAAGTGAACATGAAACACATTATGATTGTGTTAAGAATGGAATGGGTGATGGTTATGAAATTTTATTTGGAAGTGATTTAACTAAACAACAAATAAATGATGCAAAGTTATATGTAAGATTTAGTTGTGTACCTAAAGACATAGTTGAATCCTAAGAATGAAAAACATCTGAAGCAATCTTTTCTAGGTCTTCAGTCAACATATTAAACTTAGCATCACATTCTTTTAATAATGCTTTGATAACTCCAGCATTTTCTTTTTTAAAATGAAGATGAATTTTATCTAAAGGATACTTAGATAGTTCAGTAATAAATTGTCCTTGATTATTAATAATTAATTTAAAGCCCATCAAGTGTGCTTCTTTTTTTTTAGTTCTTTTCTTTTGTTTAAGTTTTCGATTGGTTTTCATGTTTCTCTTTCAATAAGTCAACAAGAAAATCATCATCATTCTTCTCGCTTCTAAGTTTAGTCATAGGAGTATCACCTTCTTTATAGGTTTCAATGGTTCTAATTCTAACAGGATTAGTCATGAATATAGGAAACTTAGGATTGTCTAAAGACTTAACCATAAAGAACCCATCCTCAGCAACACCAAATGTTTCTACTCTTTTAATGTCTATATCATCTGAACCAATTAAACAAACTCTTAAATTATAAATTGGTTTAGGTTCTACTGGTTTGGTAGGTTTACCATTCAATCCTACTATATTACTTGTCATTAATAATTTCCTTATTATGTATTTCTTCTATAACAACAGGTGCTATTTCTCCTTGTTGTCCATCATCATCAGCTAAACTATCTACACTTTCAGTATACATTTCATTTAACTTCTCATTGTTTCTTGTTATCTTTAATTTAAGATGGTCTTTCAAAGCATCAATTTTAACATGAAGTATTTTATCTAAGTGTCTGTTAATACCATACATAGGTAAATCATTTAGTGCTGAGATGATTCTGCGAAAACCTCTTGCTCTTTTTTCTAATTGTGTTATCTGTGATTCGTTAGTCATAGTCTCTCTCCAATATCATTTCTAAATAGTGAATTGCTTTTTCTATATCTTTTTGTTTTCCTTTTAGCTTATGTCTACAAATATATTTAATAGCATTACCTTCAGCAAATAATAATTGATTCTCATTTATAAACTGAGCAGGTTGAATCTTCATACCTTTGTAGTGGTCTCCATCAATTTGCTTATCTAAGCTATCATAAGCAACTCCTTTAAACATTTCTTTGCTTGGCATTATAATATATTATCCTGTCTTCTTAATTGTTTTTCTGTTGGTTGTAACATAGCATTTAAATCATCTATTGTCAACTCTGGATTTCTTTTTAGTTTCTTTACTATCCATTTGTAAGACCAAGGTTGTAATCTAATTTGTTCTTGTCTATCATAGTAATGAGTTTGATTAGGTATGAAATCAAATACATTTTTATAATTAATCTTACTAGCTTCTTCTTTAGATAACAAAGACTGTAGCCATTCAACAAGTATAAGCTTTGCTTTTCTTCTTATAGGTTTCATTTTTTTACTATTCATTTTCTTTCTTTCCATGACAAACTTCATATGATGCATTACAATTTTTACAACTGTAATTACTTACAAATAAATATTCATCATTATCATATACATCTTCAGCATCAAAGTCATTACCCCATAGTACATCACCATTACAAATAAAACATTTCATTATGTTAACTCTTTAAAATTAGTTTCCCTATCAAAGTATTTATACTCTACTATGATAGGTTCAAATATTTCTAAACATTCTAGTACATCTGTCTTCTTAAATTCTTTACAAGAATAAACATCTAACTGTATTAATGCAGGTTGTTGTTCATCCCATGTATGAATACCAATGTGTGAAGTATCTATAATAGCAACACCACTTAATCCTTTATTACCTTTCTTAGTAACTCTAGATGAATAAGGTCCTGCTAATATATTCATATCTATTTTATTAATTAATTTTTTCATCCAAGCAACTGTATCTTCTTCAGTAGCTAAAGGTTTCTTTACCTCTGCTCTAATTAGAAGGTGCTTGTGTATCAGTTCTTTTTCCATAGTTTTCTAATTGTTCCTTATATTGATTTGTAATTTCATCTACATTAGGTTCTTTAATAACTTCAGCTAACATAACATTCTTATTAGAATATTTAAATACTCTTAAACCTTTACCACCATTAGCATCAGAATGACATTCCCATTTGTGTGGACAAAACATACAACCAGTAGCTAAAGTTTTGTTACCATTCTTTTCTGTTTTATATTCATAACATTTTTCTGGAGGAGTGTCTTGTTCTAAAGCAGTATTTAAATTTTTAATTAAAGATTTAACATTTGGTTTAGCCATATCATCTGGTTTGTAAAAACAAATATCACCAGAAGATTTATCAACAACAAGAAAGCCACCTGCTTTTGTATCACAACCTTCTTCATATGCTGCTAATTGTGCATGATAACCAAAAGGGTCATCACCAACTATCTCACCTGATTGAAATTTTTTAAAACTAAAAGGTGATGCTGATTTAACATCACATACTTCACCATCAATGATACTGTCTATGTGTCCTGATACTCCTGACACTTCAACTTTTCTTTGTTGGTCTTTGATAGTATGTCCTGCTAACTCTGCTAAATATAAAACTAAATGTTCAATGATATGACCATATAAAAATTTTAAATTTAATCCTGTGTCTTCATTCTTTCTATCTTTAGGACTATGTTTATCATACCATAGTTGTCTTGCAGGTTTACCAATAGAAGACATCCTAAGTTTACCTTCATACTTTTCTGCTTTTACTTGAGAAGTATTCCAAGCTAGAACAGCTTCTTTAATATTATTAAGAAAAACATTTAAGTTTTCCTCTGTCATGTTGGCAGGTTTACCAGTAGATATATCAGAAATCAATTGCTTGATGTCTGTTGCTATCGTACTAATGTGTTTCTGACCAGTTGTTTCCGATTTTATATTCGCCATTTAGTGGACACCTTACATTTAATTGTTTACCTGCATCTATAATTGATTGTACTGCTAGTCTTCCAAACTCTTCGGCTCTACTTTCTTCAACCTCGTATTGAAATTCATCATGTACATTAACAACTGGAAATGCTTTGATTCGTTTATTTATAACATATTGTTCTAGTATTGTCAACGCATACTTCATAACAATAGCACCTGCTCCTTGCAACAAAGTATTCAATGCTGCATGAGGATGTCTTATAATTATTTTTCTTTGGTCGAGTCCTCTGACCCATCTTCGTTGAGCCACTCGTTCCACTTTTTCTCGTAAGCTTCTAAGACTTGGTGTTGCTCTAAGAAATTTTTCTTTAGTTCTTTCTCCATCTCTTTCCGAACCTCCAATGATACTTCCGATTTTTTTTGAACCTGCTCCATAGATAAATGCGTAGATAAAAGTCTTCGCCTTATCTCTTGATTCCAAACCAGCAGCATTTTGATTTGCTGTGTGTATATCTCCATTAACGACTTCATATATATAATCCTTATCATTCATGTAGTGTGCTAACATCCTTAACTCAAGACCAGATGCATCCACTCCTACTAGTTTATAACCTTTGTTTACTGTCCATAATGCCCTACATTCTTTACCATATGGAGAGTACACAGCAGGAATCTGAGCCATGTTGGGCGACTGGTGACTCATTCTTCCTGTTATAGTGCCATTAGTAATGACCTTGCCATGTACTCTACCATCTTCCTTAATAGCTTCTATCCAAGAATTTACTTGAGCAATTCTTTTCTGTAGCATTAAGTATCTGTTTATTAATTTAGCTTCAGGAATATTATGTATCTCAGATAATACTTTCTCATCAACAATGATATGTCCTTTATCAGTTTTCTTTTTTGGTTTCCATCCAAGCATAACTAATCGTTCAGCAATCTGTTGCCTTGAACCTAAATTAAATTCTTTGTATTTAACTTTAGTGAAAGGTACACCCTTCACATAACCTCTTGCTTTGTTATTAGACTTAGGTATAAACTCTTCTTCTATTTTTAATGGAGGAAAAGTTTCTCTAACTTTAGAAGTTAAGTTATTCATATCTTCTTGAAACTTAGATTGTAATTCATATGCTTCAACAACATTAATCTTAAATCCTCTTTCATGTTGTTTCTGAATTATTTGTGCAACCTTATGTTCCAATTCAATTGACATACCAAAGTCTTTTGTTTTGTTAATTAAAAATTTATAAAGTCTTTCAGTTAGTTCAACATCATTTCTACAATAAGTTAACATATCTTCAGAGAAGAAATCAAACTGTTCAAAATGTATTTTATTTTGACCTAACTTAGTACCCCAATTTTTTAATGAGTGTCCACCTTCTATCATAGGATTTAATAATCTAGATAAAACTAAAGTGTCAGTTACTTTACAATTAGCAAATACATCATAACCAAAAATAGTATTGACTACTGGTATATCAAATCCAATTATATTATGACCTATAACTTCTTCAGTTTGCTTTATTAATTCAGCAAACCTATGTAACCTATCCTCTTTAAACTGATAATAAGTATCGCCATGTTTACAAACAATACACCATATCTTATCAGCAGTCATGGTTGTTTCTATATCAAATACAACTTTATTAAAAGTCATCAGACTTTACCTCATTAAGTCTACCAGTATCTATATCATATTTTAAATCACAACAAGGACCTGTAATACCAGAGAATCTATTCTTTAATACTCTTATCCTAGTGGTGTTCCTAATATCAGGGTCATCGTTCTGTGCGTCTCTCTCAAGCCCAATAACCATGTCACTTAGCTGACCTATACTAGCCGAACCTCTTAATTGTGATAGTGAAGTTGCTGCTCCCTCTTCATGACCTTTACCTTCAGGTCTTCTAAGGTGTGATACAACTATCATAGATACCCCTGTCTCTTGAACAAGTGTTCTAAGTCTAGTCATAATTTCATCCAATGCTCTTCTCTCATCACCATGTTGTTGGTCGGATACAATAATACTTATATGGTCAATCACTATGTATTTACAGTCTTGACCTTTAGCTAAGAACCTAACTCTTGAAACAATATTATCAATAGAGTTAGAACCAAAATGGTCAAACATAAATACTCTACCAGTACCTACTGTTGCTTTAAAGTAAGTTGTCATTTCTTCTTTACTTACATGAACATCTGGTAAGTGTAATCTTTGATTAGCTTCAACACTCATCAAACCTTTTGAAGTTATGACTGGTGTTTCTTCTAACATTAACAAACCAATATTATCTTCAGTTGATTTTATAATGTGATGTACTACTTCTCTCATTACTTGTGTCTTACCTAGTCCAGACCCTGCTGTAAATGTAACTAACTCTGAAGGTCTTAGACCATATGTAATTTTATTTAATCCTTCAAAAGGATATTGAACAAATGATTTTGTTACTGGTTTAAGTACATCATCTAATAATGTACTAGCATTTATAATTCCATCAGGTGCAAACTTCTTAGCATCCCAAAATGTTTTATTATATATTTGTATTTTGTTTTGAGTTAAACAATCTGAAGCATCTTTTAATCCTTCAGGTAAATGCATGACTTTACATTTTCCTGGAGAGAATAATTCTGCAACTTTCATTGCACCTTCTCTACCTTGTGGGTCATTATCAAAATTTATAATAACATTATCAAAATTATTTTCTAACCACTCTAAACTATTTTTAATATCTTTTACTGCTGAAGATATTCCATTCTTAATACTTACTACTGGTGTATGATAGTTACCCTTTAACATCATCTGATAAGATGATAGAGCATCCAACTCTCCTTCAGTTATAATACAGTATTTATTTTTAGAAAAAAGATGTTGACCAAACAAGCCAGAATCTTTTGTGTTACCTTGTATACTAAATTCTTTTAGCTTAGTATACCTAGTCTTAGTTGCAATCTTTGCACCTTGAGTATCATGATAAGGATAATAATGACTAATGATATTACCCATGTTATCCATCTTAACTGTAACACCAAACTTTTTACAGGTGTCTTCAGAAATATTTCTATCTATAATTTCTGCATAGTTAGAATCTTTCATGAAATCTTTTACTTCATATTCGTTTTTAGTTTGTGGTATTGTTGGTTGTATTTCCATATCGTATTCCTTTATAAATTCTTGACATGAAAAACAATAAGCTGAGTTGTCTGCGTTAACAGATACTGCGTCACTACTTGAACATAGTGGACAGGGTAAGTGGTATTTTACAAAACCTTTTTTATTTATTTCTTCCATTGTCGCCCTTAGTTAATTTTAATTGAGTCCAAAAAAAAGGAGTGGCAATTTCTCGCCACCCCCTCGGAGTAAGAAAAAATGAAAAGTAAATTTCATTTCAACAGTTGGATAGTACTAAAAATCATCCTTGATGTCAACACCACCTGAAGAATTTTCAACATCAAAATCTTCTTTAGGTGTATACTCGATTAAGTCAATGACTTGTACAGCTTGTAAGTCTAAACCCATTCCCTTCTTACCTTTGAAGTTCCATTCGTATGGTTTGTACATTACTTTAACTTTACTTCCATTACCTACTATTTTATCTAGTGGATTCTTAGAAGCATCTACTAATTGTGGTTGAGTATTCTTATCACCATTAGCTTTCTGTACTTTTCTTTTGAATCTTACTATATTAGGAATAGTCTTTTCATCTACAGTAGTTTCACCAAGTGCTATACCTTGTTCTTTAAGTTCATTAGCTGACTTGTCGTCTACTGCTAAATCAATTCTCCACATAGGTTCAAACTTTTCGTTTGGTCGTGTCAGAGAAGCCCAGTAAGCTGTGCCTTCAATTATTGCCATATGTATTTCCTTTGTTATAATTGTTAATTGTTATTGTTTTAATATCAAATTTAATCATCGTTGTCAACACTTGGTTCATCTTTTTTTTCAAGCATTTCCTCTATCTTTTTATCGATGTTTAATTTAATAGTTTGTTTCTTGTTCAGCTTTTCCTGAAGTTCACCTATCTTAGAACCCATAGATTGAATATCAGAATTAGCCTGTTCTAATTGTATTAGAATCTTTTTAATCTTGCTATCCTTTTGAATAATAATCTCATTTAATTCCTGTTTCTCTTTTGTTAAATCAGATATTGTAGATTTATATTCTGTTAGTAAAGCTTTTTCAGTCATGTTTATATTGAGTAACATCCTTCATTAAATAATTCTACTATTGGAATTACTACACATTTAGATGCTCTATAATCTCCTATGTTTTTAGTGTGTGTCTTTTTATATTTCTTAACTATCTTCTTTAGTCTTGATACTCTGAACACTAGCATACAATGTTCTTTACCACTAAGTTCTAGTATATGAAACCACCATTTAGATTCTGTCTTATCAATACCAGATGGTTTATTTCTATACTCATACTCAATAGCAATATTGCCTGTCTTTCTCCACCAACTCCTTTCAGTTTTAATTTCTACCTTACTTCCTTTAAGTAAGTCAGCTACTCTTTTCTCTCTTATTTGTCCATACTCTAAGTCTAAATCAAACTTAGTATTTTTTCCTGTTGTCATTTTAGTATTGTTCCTGTTGATGAAAAGTACAAATATAATGAGTTAAAAACTTATGAATATTTTTATGCTTAAATAGTTTCTTAGCATTAGCTTCATGCAATTGCTTAAACTTTTTTATTATAAATGTAGGTTCTAAATTTGCGTAATCGCATATCTCACAGAAGTGTGAGTCTTTTTTTGAAAACCAAGCCCTAGCTTCTTGTATTATTTCTTTTCTTTTATTACCCCATGCATGAATATCAATATCCAATGCATCCATAATTGCTCTGACAATAACACTTCGATATAATAGTACCTCAGATGTGATTGCTCTACCTTCGCCTTGACTTAGATTGTGTGCTGTGTTATTGTTCAATATCATATTTCATTTTATCAAACACCTTTTGTAACAAAGACTTTTTATTCTGCTTTATAATCTTCGAATGAAACTTTCTTGTTAGTAGATTTTTCGCTATCGGATTTCTTGATTTTATTTTTAAATGTTTCTTCATCAATCTCCTCTACTGTATGTCTACTATGTTTCACTTCTTTACTAATTATATTTGAATATGGACTCCAATTTATTTTCTCTTTAACTTGTTCTAATGTAGTACCTGAATTATAATAGTCTTCAACGCATACATCTACATTGACCCATGTTTTTTTTAAAAAGAATTTGTTACTCATATTGAATGTCCTGTCTGTAAGTTATGTTGGATAAAAAGATTTTGTCTTTGTTTTAAAGACAGTATCTCTATTATACATTATAACTTTTGTCTTAACAACCTCTCTAAAAAATAAATATTATGTAATAATATCAGTAGTTTAGAGGGTATCAGGTGTTGCCTTTCTATTGTAAGTTGTACTGTTATTATGATGGTTGGTGTCCTGTTTCTAAAAACACTTTCCAATATTTTCTATTTTCAAATTGACACATATCAAATTGATTCATTGCATCTTCTAAATCCATTGCATTAATAAATAAATGCAAATTAAATTTTAAGTTATGAAACATATAAACATTATTGATACTATCAACTTCATGTCCACAATCTTCATGTTTTTCTTTTTTCTTTTTTTTAGCCATTAGTATATCTC